AAATCCTTAACGCTAACTTGCAACTGATCAACAAATTCCATAATATTCATTGCGTCTTTACATGTTTCATTCAAGAAAAACTGAAGATTAAAATTGTTGTTGTTAGTTGTATTGTGACTATTATTATTATTTCCAGAATTCTTAGCTAGTTCCATCATATTTTTGTTTTGTTTATTTTGCTCATTCATTTGTTCCATCATATGTTTATTCTGTTCTATCATAAGTTGCTTAAACTCGGAATTTTCTTTTAACAAATATTCAATTAATTCTTGTTGCTTGTCTTTATTTTGTAAGTCAGAAATATTTACGATTATGTTTTGTGGAGTAACTGGCTGTTGAATTTTTATACATTTCTTTTTATGTCTCCATAATGTAGTTCTACTATTAAATGAATCACCGCAATTACAATCATAACACTTTTCGGTCGCAATTGTACCCATGTGTGTTTCATTTTGTTTTATTATATGTCTTGGTGTTACCAAATGTCTTTCCAGTTGAGACTTTCGTGACGTAGAATAGTCGCACGTTTTACAAACAAATTTAGTACAAAGATTTACTTTATTTATTATTGTCTGTTCGTTGTTAGGGTTAATTTTCTTTTTATTATGTGAAATACAATTTATATGATTATTAAATTGTGTTGGACCACTACATTGTAAATCACATTCAACACAAACATATTTTTTGGTATTTGCATACGGAGGACAACTATTTAAAGACGCATGTAATTCTTCATAATGTAGTTGTTCCTTAATTCTTGCTTCTGTTGAATCATTGCAATTATATTTGGCAATCTCAACCATACTCCAATTATTCCATCCTCCATTTTCTCTTATTGTTTTATAAATTTTCAAAACATTTTTTAAATTATTACACGATAATTTATGTTGGTATTTTCGTTGAATAAAATGTGTTGTATGTCCTACATATATATCCTTAATTGCAGAATCGTTACAATAAATTTTATAAATTATGGTATTAGAATAATCAATATTTTCTTTTGGCATTATTATAATTGTATATTATATTTTGAGATGTGTTTATATTATTATCACAAAATATAATATTTATTAGAGATAGTTTCCGTTGTAATAATTTATTATAGTTTTTGTTCTTTTGCCAATTTAATTCTTATCAGTAATATTAACAATTTTTATTTTCGAATCAGAACAGCGAATGGTCTTTATAATTTTTGTTCTATATTTGTTTCGTTTGTTTCAAATTGTTTCATATAGTTCCTAAATATAACAATTTTAAATCATTTTTTTGAATTGTATATATTTTTTTTCACATAACAACATAATTTGTGTTTTTAATATTTTTAGAGCATTATGGTCTAAATTCACTTTTCGTAATTTGCTTTTTCAAAACTTTATTCAGGTTTCTCATTTTGGACATTTATAAATGTCCATTTTCCAAAACCTAAAATACTTTTTGAAAATTATTTGTTAGATTATATATATATTTATTTTATAACTTGTAAAAAAGGACTTAAAGAACTTTACTATGTTTTTCTTTCACAAGTTATGAAGTCCTTTTTTACAAGTTATAAAATTAATATATATATATCATTTATTAATTACAGTTTCCTTTGCAATATTCTTAACTAGTTCCAACATTTGTTTATTCTGTTCTATCATAAGTTGCTTAAACTCTGAATTTTCTTTTAACAAATATTCTATTAATTGCTGTTGTTTTGTGTGATCATTTTGTAAGTCAGAAATATTTACGATTATGTTTTGTGGAGTAACTGTCTGTTGAATTTTTATACATTTTTTGTTATGTCTCCATAATCCGGAGTTATCTTTATATTCCTTGCTACATATATGACATATAAACCCAGAGCAGAATTTGGGCAGAATATTATTAATTGAGATTAAATTGTTATGTCTCTTACTTATTAAATTGTTATGTCTCTTACTTATTAAATTGTTATGTCTCTTACTTATTAAATGATCGTCGTAGCTACTTTTTTTACTAGTTCCGTAGTGACATTTTTCGCAATAAAACTTTGGACAGAATTTTGATTTATTTATTATTGTCTGTTCGTTGTTAGGTTTAATTTGATTTTTTGTATGTAAACTACACTTTATATGTTTATCAAATTGTTTTGGACTACTACATTGTAAATCACATTCAACACAATAATATTGTAATTTATCTACATACGGGGGACAACTATTTAAAGTTGATTTTAACTCTTCGTAATGTAGTTGTTCCTTAATTCTTGCTTCTGTTGAATCATTGCAATTATATTTGGCAATCTCAACCATATTCCAATTATCCCAACCACCATTTTCTCTTATTATTTTATAAATTTTCAAAACATTTTTAGAATTATTACAAGCATTTTTATGAGAATACTTTCTTACAACAAAATTAGTTGTGTGTCCCACATATGTATCTGTAATTGCAGAATCGTTACAATAAATTTTATAAATTATGGTATTTGAATAATCAATATTTTCTTTTGGCATTATATAATATAGTTTAACCTATATTTAAATATGTTTAAATATGTTTAAATATGTTTAAATATGTTTAAATATGTTTAAACACATATTCAATGATTTTATAAATAAAATAATAGCATAACATGTTTTTCTAATATTTTCTCATTTTTTAGAACATTATGGTCTTAATTACTTTTGGGAATTTAATTAACAGAATATATATATATATTAATTTGAAACATACTTAAAGGCTATCTAAGTCCTTTTTTACAAGTTATAAAATTAATATATATCATTTATCTATCACAGTTTCCTTTGTAATATTCTTAATTATTTTATTATAGTTCTTGTTAGCTTCTTCTTCTGTTAATCCATTCATTGAATTACTAACAATCTTCAAGTATCGATCATTCTGTTTAGATGAAGAATCATTATATTCTGGATTTACTTTAGTCCATTCTTTAATTTGTTTCATGTTTTTATGTGCTACACGTTTAATCGCATTTGTTAGCAAACTTTTATTATCATCTTCCTTGTTCCACTGATTTTTATCCTTTATATAAACAATTTCTCTTTTTGAATCAGAACAATGAATCGGTCTATCTGATATGTTTATTTGTTTTAACCCATTAATAAATATTTTAGAAATACCTTCAGAGTATCCTAGTCTCCCTGTTTCTTCCAAATCCTTAACGCTAACTTGCAACTGATCAACAAATTCCATAATATTCATT